GAAGGACTGGTATATAAAGAATTTGATAGAAACATACATGTGTTTTCAGACCTTATACCAATTAGAGAAATCAATCGTGTAATTGGTATAGACTTTGGATGGACAAACCCTACAGCAATTCTAACTATCCTTGTAGACTACGATAATAATTACTGGGTAACAGACGAATACTACAAAACAGGTAAAACAATGGAGGATATTATCAACTATTGTAGAACGCTTCGTGGTAATTCATTCTATCCAGACCCAGCAGAACCAGACCGTATAGAAGAACTACGCAAAGCAGGATTTAATATACAAGACGTTTCAAAAGATATAGAGTTTGGTATTACTTGTGTTCAAAGACTATTTAGAACTAATAAGATTAAAATACATGCTTCATGTACCAATCTTATATTTGAACTAGAAAACTACAGATACCCAGATAAAAAATCAGGACATAATGAACCAGAAGTACCTATAAAAGAAAACGACCACTTATGTGATGCACTTCGTTATGTTGTGTACAACACAGCACCTGTAGAAGATAACACAGCTTTATTGTGGAAAGTGTCCAAGAATAGACAACGCAATCCTAATATGCGTTAGTATTGTAGTATGGATAATCTAAATCAATCACTTTTTGGCACAATTCGACAAGAAATAAATGACTTTGTTAATAACTACATCGAAGTAGTACCTGGATTCAACTTTAATCAATACGAAACAATCAAACGTATACATTTGTATACTAATTCACGTTACTATGACCAATCTCTTTTTAGTGGTCGTGAAAAGATATTTTTTAATATTTCAAACTATCGTAAACAAGCAGTATCAACCTATCTAAACATTGATACTAAAGATATTCGTTTGCAACCAATGAATCCTTTGAGTGAATGGAGTACTTTTCTCTTGGAGAAAGAACTTAAGCTTTGGATGAAAACTAACAATATACCTAAGAAACTCAACGAACTTGCTGAAGAAGCTGCAACATATGGTTCTGTTGTGCTTAAAAAAACCAACAAAGGTGCTGAAATTGTAGATTTGCGTAGACTATTCCTTGACCCTACAGTACGAAGAATTAAAGATTCTCGTTTTATTACAATCAAACACTATTTAACACCTACAGAACTTCGTGCAAAAGTAAAAGACGGATGGAATAAAGATGCTATTGAAACTATTATCAAAAAGAAAATAGGTCAAAAGTCTTATGCTCCTCAATCATATGAAAACTATGGTGTTAAAAACCCTATCATGTCTACTCCATACATCGAAGTATACGAGCGTTATGGTGAAATAGATGCTTCTTACTTCAAAGAAGAAGGAAACCCTATCCGTTCTATTGCTATTGTTGCTGAACCATTCATGATGGGTAAAGATTCAAATACTGGTGCTTCATGGGATGATGGAAGTGTTTTGTTCCTTTCAAAATGGTACAAAGATTATCCTTTCAATGATTTTAACTACCAAATGACACGAGGTCGTTGGCTTGGTGTTGGTGTTGTAGAAGAATTGTTCCCTGCTCAAGAGCGTTTTAATGAAATGTCTAACCAAAAACGTATTGCTATGGAGCTTTCATCTATGCACTTGTTCCAAACAGCAGATGCAACTATCGTAGACAACATACTTACAGACCTACAAAGTGGTGACTTGATTAAAACAAAGAATCAAGGCTCTATTCAACCTATCATAAATGAAGAACGCAATATGGGAGCGTTTATCGAAGAAGAAAAAGCATACATGAACCTTGCAGATAAGATTTCATTCGTGAATGACCTTATTTCTGGTGGAGATTTGGCTGCTTCTACTCCTGCAACTAACGCAGTTATACAAAACACTAACGCTAAATCACTTCTTAAATTCAAAAAAGAAAACTTTGCTATTTTTATCCGTGAATTTTTTGATGAATTTGTACTACCACAAACAGTAAAAGACCTTACACCAGAACATATACTTCGTTTTACTGGTGACTATGCTGACCTTCAAAAACTTGATGAGCGTATACTTCTGTTTTGGTAAACGAAGCAGTATTTAATTACGTTATGGAAACTGGAGAAGTACCGACTGTTGATGAATACCAAGTACTCAAAGACCAAACTTTGCAAGATATGAAAAAGAAAGGTGCTAATCGTTTCTTGTCTATGAAAGAAAAGTTTTTTGGTGACACAGAGTTTGAATTTGACATCATGCTTGATGAAGAACAAGAACCTATTGCAACACTTGCTCAAAACACATTCCAACTCCTTACGTCTATTGCTCAAAACCCTATGCTTCTTACTCAACCAGTTACTAAAGCACTTATTTATGACTGGGCAAACAAAGTAGGAATCAATCCTATCAAACTAGAAATAGCAGAAGCTCAATCACAACAACCGACACAACCAATGCCACAGCAAATGAATCAACCTAAACAACCAGTAATGTAATATGGAAAACAAAGACCGAATCAAAGCACTACAAAAGTTCTTCAACGACCCAGAGTGGTATCTTGTTGAAGATATGCTGTCCAAAAATACTGAATCATTAAAAGATGTTAGTACAATAGACTTAAGTCAAAGTGCAGAAACTATTAAAGCCATAGTGGCAGGTAGACAAGAAACACTGAAGCTTGTAGAAGATTTTAAACATGAGGTCGCACAAACAAAAATTATCAACAGTAAACAAACAACATTTCAATAATATGTCAGTATCAAGAAAAGGAAACGGTGATGAAGATTACGAATTCACTGAAAAAGACTACATGGAAGATAAACGCATGTGCCAAGATAGAAGTGGTTATCCTGAAGTATCAGATGAACAACTTGCACAAACAGCTGTCGATGAAAAGCTTCCAAGTGGCTCACAATCTTATTAGTTAATAAATATAATCAAATGGAATCAACAAAAATAGGAAGTTATGAAGGTAATGTTAATTCAGAGAACAATAACTACACATCAGTAAATCGTGGTTTTGCTCCAGCTGAAGTACCAACACCAGATAACTCAAAACGTAAAACAGATAGTTCACAATTGCCTGCTAACCAAGATAGTCCTGCAAATTCTGGTAATCTCTGTTGTTAATAGGTTTTATAGGGGTTGCGACCTTATACGCAAATTATTAAGTAACCATAAACTTTTAAACATATGGAAAATGAAACTGAGAACATCGACTCTTTAAACGATGAAATGGTAGAAGAAACAACACTTACTGTTGAAGATTACAATAAGTTGTTAAAAGAAAAAGAAGAGCTTGAAGAAAAGAATAAAAAACTTTACGCTCGAGTTAAACAATCTTCAGAAAAAAAGACAGTCTTGGACACTCCAAATCCCCAGATTGTAAACGAATTAGCTAGACTAAAATTACAAGTTGAACACGGTATTAAAGACCCAGAAGCTATTGACTTCATTATGAAGAACGGTGGTGAAAAGGCACTTGATAATCAGTACATTAAGAAGACTATTGAAACAATGCAGGAACAGAAACGAGCAGAAGAAGCAGTTGTTTCAGAAGATTCTTCTAAATCTGAATTTGAAAAGAAATATACCCCTGATGAACTTCGTAATATGTCTGCTGAAGATTTGGAAAAAATCCTACCTCGCAATTAGACTTTATAACTAACCCTAGTTGCTTGGTATCACTATGGCAGCACAATCAACAACAACAACACTTTCACAGCAAATGAGTATATTCTACGACAAGGTTTTCCTTGAACGTGCAATGCTCTCACTACGCTATGACTTCGGAGCAACGAAGAAAACTATGCCTTTGAACTCTGGTAAGACAATCTACTTCAACCGTATGACTCCACTTCCAGTTCAAACAACAGCTCTTACTGAAGGAACAACTCCATCAGCTATCTCAATGTCATCTACAATCGTTTCAGCTACTGTTGCTCAATATGGTACATATACAGCAGTTTCAGATATGTTTGCATTGACTTCTATTGACGTAGGTTTGAAAGAACACGTTTCAGTTATGGCTCAAAACGCTGGTGAAACTATTGACACTCTTATTGCAGCAGAACTTTCAGCAAACGCTACTGTTCAAATCGCAAGTGGTAAGTCAAACATCACAGCTCTTGCAGCTACTGACACTCTTACAGGTGCAGAAATCCGTAAAGCAGTACGTACATTGAAAAAGAATAAAGCTCGTATGTTCCCAGAAGGAATGTTCCGTGCTATCGTTCCTGCTTCAGCTGCGTATGACCTTCGTGGAAACACTGAATGGCAAAATTCACTCATTTATACAGATGCTTCTGATTACAAAAAGGGTGTACTTGGTTCTATTCACGGAGTTCGTTTCGTAGAAACAAACAACGAAATCAGTATTGCAAGTACAGTTACTGTGTATGAAACATTCGTATTCGGTGATGGTGCTTACGCTATGCTTAACCTTGAAGGACAACCTGCACAACACATCTACTACAAGATTCCTGGTGCAAACGATACTTCAAACCCATTGAACCTTTACTCTACAGTAGGATGGATGGCTTACTTCGTTGCGAAGATGCTTAACTCTAACTGGTGTATCGCAATTCAAACTGGTGTTACTGCATAACTATAAAAAGTTATACACAATCAAGCCCCTTAATCGGGGCTTTTTTGTTTGCAAAATAGATGTATCTATTTTATAATATATGTATGACTACACAAGAATATGAATTACAAATTAGAAAAGAATTAGACCAAAGTATTAACTTTAGAGAACATCCAGTAAATAAAGATATTGTTGGTATTTATTATGGAGATGTTTACACAGAAACAGCGATACCAGCAAATGAAATATTTGAAGAACGAAACCTTTCATATACTGATTTATTTGGCTATCCTCATCGTGGTTCAATAGAAGCTACTGGTCGTGTTAAAGAATTTATCAATCGTTTTAATACAGACGAAGAATTTAAAAATGATGTTCTTGGTATTGATATGGTAGATGAAGAAGAAATACCAGAAGATACTATAAAAATAGAAGAAACTATTTAACATGGAAGAAAAACCTTGGTCTAGTAAACAGTATTTAGAAGCACTTAAAAAGTATTACAATGATGATTTTTACGATATAGGTGTAGAACGAGGCTTATTTAGAAAAGAAGAGAATAATTATATCGACAATAAAACAAATAAAATTTTACATGAAAGTACTATTTCAAAACAGGCGTAAAGATTTATGGGTTGGTGGTGATTACATTCAACTAGAAAAAACCGCTGAAGCACTAAGAAAACTTGGTGTAGAAGTAGATATTTCAGAAGAATATGTTGTTAAACCAGAAGTAATTACACAATACGACATTGTTCATTTATGGAACTTCTCTATGGAATGGTCAAAGTTTCAATTATGGGTTGCTCGTAAACACAAGAAACCTGTCGTGTGTTCAATGATTTACCATGAAAATGACCAGTTCATACCCTATAACTTTCAGCAAATTATGCTTGACGAATTATCTGCACAAATTTACCTCACAGAAAGTGAAAAGAAGCGTGTTGATAGACATTTGATTAGTAATACTCCTCGATATGTAATACCTAATGGAATAGATAATTTCTGGTTCAAAGATACCAAACTACAAAAAGAAGATAAAGTCCTTACTGTGGGGCGTATAGAGCCTTCCAAAGGGCAATTAGCGGTCGCTTTAGCATGTAATAAACTAGGTGTTGAATACTATTGTGCAGGTGAAGTACGAGATGAAGAATACGCAAAACAAATAGAAGATGCAGGAGGTGTGCTTTTAGGTAATTTAGAACCAGATAAACTCATTCAATGGTACGCAGTATGTAAAGTATTTGCTTTGGTAAGTAAAGCAGAAGTATTTCCTTTGACTGTTATGGAAGCAATGGCTCAAAACTGTCAAATAGTACTTACTAATACAAGTGAATGGAAACCAGATGTACTTTTTGCAGATTACCATGATGAAAATTCTATTTACAAAGCACTTAAAGAAGCATTTGAGCAAGAAAAAGACTACCAATCATTTGTAAAACAATACACATGGGAAGAAGTAGCAAAACAATTACTAGAAATATATAAAAAACTATGTTAGACGATAAAATTATTGAACAATTTAAAGTAAAATCATTCCAATCTGTACGACACCTTATACATAATGGTGTTTTGTATGCTATCTTTATCACTAATCGTTTTAGAAAAATGGGTTGGATGACAGAGATAGGTGGAAAACACTATGGAAACGTAGTAAAGCTTTCACTTGTAGAAAAAGACGACATTATTGATGTATATGTTTCATTAGATACTAATGCAAAGCAAACTATTAATGAAGTATGCAAACAACTCTCGTAATAGGAACATACAATCCAAATAAAGAGTGGTTACAAGAAGCAATACAATCTTCTGAAGGACTATTTGATGAAACTATTATAGTAGATGACGGGAGTGATGAGAAAATAGAACAAGCAACTGTTACACATGAAACAAACAAAGGATTCTATCAAGCACGAAACACTGGATGCTCACTCGCACAAGGAGAATGGATAGTGTCGCTTGATGATGACGATATATTTATCAGAGAAAATGTTGTTGAACTACTAGAAGTTATTAAAACAACTGATGCAGAAATAATTACATTTCCCATAGAATTGTTTGGAAGTACAAGTGGATTATGGGCAGAACAACCAAGTCCGCAAGATATACTCAATACAAATCAGTTTCCAAGTGGTTCATGGTTTCGTAAAAGTGTATGGGAAGAACTACAAGGCTTTCAAATATCAACAGCAGAAGATTGGGATTTCTGGGCAAGAGCAACTAAATCAAAAAAAAGAATACTACATTTTACAAAACCTATTTATAGGCATAGAATAAGAGTAGATTCAATCAGTTCACAATGGACTGGAGAGAAATTTTTATCAATCAGAGAACAAATAATAAAAAACTATAACCTATGGCAGCCGAGAGAAGCACAATAGAAACACACACACAAAATCCTAATCAACAAAAATATGATTGGGAATATTACAACGTATTACTACCACACATCACTGGAAGTGTATTAGACATTGGCTCTGGTGCTTTGATGTTTGTGAAAGAATACATAAAAAAAGATGATGTAACAGAAGTACATTGTTTTGATAAATTTCAAGAGCAAGAAGTACCAGATAAAGTAACTTGTACAGAATGGGTATGTCCTGAAGTGTTGCCAATCAAAGAAAAATTTGACACTATTGTATCTACTGAATTTATTGAACACATTGAACGTGAGCAACTAGAACCTTTACTTGAACAGATTGTTAAAAAGATGCACAAAGATTCTAAATTTGTTGGTTCTACTCCTAACAAAATTTGTCCTACAGAAAACCCATACCACTTGTATGAGTACACATTACCAGAACAACTAGAGATATTTAAAAACTATTTTTCTCGCATAGAAATGTTTGACAATGGTCAAAACTGTACTGTGTGGGTAGTACAACTATAATGAAAATTGCACTTATTGGAACTGATTATTCAACATCAGAAGAACGTAAAAAAACTAACGGATATGGTGGTGTGACATATTATCGCCTTATTGCACCTATGCTCAACCTCAAAGAGCATGAGTTTACTTATCATGGAGCAGACCTTATTAAAGAAGCAGAAGGTAAAACAACAGAAAAGTTTTGGGATGATTTTATCAAACGCTATGATATGTTTGTTGTAAAACACATAGACAATGCAGAAGCAGCATCAAACCTTATTTTCTTTTGTCAAAGATATAGAAAACCACTTATTCTTGACCTTGATGACAACCTTTTTGAAATTAAATCTGACCAACCTGCGTATGAACTATATAAACCAGGAAGTGAGAAGCGTGCTATTGTTTCAGCATTACTATCTTTTGTAGATGGACTGTTTGTTTCAACACAACCACTTGCTGATTACTATGAGAAATATCTTAAAGATACATATGGTATTAAAAAACCTATTTTTGTACTTCCAAACTATAACGAAAAAGAAATATGGAACTTTAAACCTGTAGAAAAAAACCCTAATAAAATTACTGTAGGATGGATGGGTTCTACTACTCACTATAACGACTTGAAAATAGTTTTACCTGCTATGCAACGTCTGCTTAAAGAATATCCAAACCTTGAGTTTTGTCTTATGGGAGGTGTATCACACGAAGATGCTCCTCAATTCTTTGAAGGGTTTGATGACAGTGTACTAGATAGAGTCTATGTTGCTGGTGGTACTACAAACTTTGCAGAATATCCTAAAGCACTTTCAGAACAAGTATTTGATATTGGTATCGCACCTCTTACTAATGATGAATTTAATCGTGGTAAAAGTTGGATAAAATGGATGGAGTATGCTTGTTACGGAATACCATGTATTGCTTCAAAGGTTAATCCATACTTCAGAAAATCACTTGGACAAGACGCTATCGTAGATGGTAAAACAGGATTTATTGCTACAGATAAACAATGGTATGAAAAAATAAAACGTCTTATAGATGACAAGGATTTACGAGAAACTATTGGAAAACAAGCACAAGAATATGTTTTTAATGAACTACAATATAAAGACCATCAACATCTCTGGGTAGAAGCACTGTCCAAATTCATATAATAAAAAATACCATATCCTATAATAGGGGTATGGTATTTTCTGATACAACTACAAAACAAGGAATAGTACAAGAAATAGACTTTCTTGTTAATTCTGATAACAATTCTTATCCCTTAACAGATAAAACACGTAATGTAAATCGTGCTTATGATAAAGTAGTTTCTTTAATATTAAATGCTGACGGAAGATGGGAGTTTGATGACCAAAACGCTACAGACCTTCCTATTGCTACTACAGACCTTATTTCAGGACAACAAGATTATTCTTTTGACCCTACATTTCTTATCGTTTCTCGTGTCGAAGTTAAAGACCAAAATGGTTCTTGGATTGCTCTTTCACCTTTCTCACAAGCAGACATTCCACGAGGAGGATTGCCTGGTTTTGTACCAAGTCAGTCACTTACAGACTTCTTGAGTAATCCTGGAGTACCACAATACTATGACAAGATGGCTAACTCTATATTCTTGTACCCTAAGTCTAGTTATAACTCTACAGCAGGACTAAAAGTATATTTCCAAAGAAATGTATCATATTTTGTACCTACAGATACAACAAAAACACCAGGTTTCTCAAATATGTTCCACAGAATACTTTCAATGAGTGCTGCTCTTGACTATGCTCGTGCTAAAAACCTTGATATTAAAACTAACCTAGCACAAGACTTACAAGAGTTGTGGTCGGATTTACAAGCCTATTACACACGCAAATCCAAAGACGAAAACATCCAAATGCGTATTCGTAAGTGGAAATGGAGTTAAGTTATGATACCTTCACCAACTGTGTGGACTACGGAATTTAAACACCCTATTTCATACTTATTACAAGAAGATGGATTTTATTTATTATTAGAAACAGGCGACAAGATTGTTCTGGAACAAACAGGAACAGAAACAAACTTGTGGACAAATCAAACATTGAATTAACAACATGGCAGACCAGAAAATTTCACAACTAACAAACTACACAACACCTGTATCAGCAGATGTTCTTCCGATTGTAGATACAGCAAACGTAACAACTAAAAAGGTTACTATTGCAAACTTACTTAACGTACTTTCATCACTATTTACTATCAAAGATTCATCAGATACTACTAAGAAAGTAGCGTTCGATGTTTCTGGCGTAACAACAGCAACTACCCGCACACTTGCAGTACCAAATGAGAACACTACTATCGTTGGAACAGGAGCAACACAAACACTTACTAATAAGACTATCGGTACAGGAACAAAGATAAACACTTCAGGTTCTGATGCTACTGGTTCAATGTACTACCGTGATAGTTCTGGTAACTTACAACCTATTTCAGGTACATCAGGTCAAATACCATCTCTTAATGGCTCAAACATTCCTGTATTCATAGATAACCCTGCTGCTGCTGATGCAAGTACTACTGTAAAAGGTGTTGTTGAGGAAGCTACTCAAGCAGAATTAAATGCAGGTACAGCAATTGGCGGAACAGGTGCAAGACTTTTTGTTAATCCAAGTACATTATTAACTTCAACAATATTTCAAAGTGCTGGAATACTTAAATTTCAAGGTACTGGTGCAGAT